TATTGTTTGCAATCTCCTGTTCCTTAGCCTGCGCCGCAGCGGTTTCTTTTTCAGAGATAATCTTTCCGAGTACTTCGTAGTCAAAACTGCCGTCATCCTTGATAACCTGTGATGCCTGTTCAGCAGAAATGTTAAACTTGGATGCCGCATTGCTTCTTTGATTTGCAATAGCTTGTGTCTTTTCAAGTTCTGCGATTTTTGCATTTGCAGAATCAAGGTCTTTTTGCAGTCTTTCCGAATCGGATAAATCCTTATCTTTCATGGCTGTGTATTCCTTTTCCAACTCACGCAGTCTTGTCAACTCTTCACTGTTTTTGTTTGCCTTTGCGTTTGCTGCCTGAACATCCTTGCTATTCTCAGCAATGATTTTTTCAATCTGTTCATCAGTCAAACCCATAGCTGTCAGTTCTTCTCTCTTCATAAATTACCTCCGTTATGTCCTACGAATTTTTATACGGTGCAACGACACCGGTTGACATTGCCGGTTTATACGCTCACGGCATTGCGAATTTTTATAAAATAAAAACAGCTACCGATTACTCGATAACTGCTTCATTTTTGTTATTATCATTATTTACTTCATTGTTACTGTTCATTTGTTGCATTATCTCTTGTGCTTTCTGTTCCTGTGCTTCTACATCATCAATAGTTTTCCATAGATTATCTATATATGGCTGTGATAGTAAGAATGTCTTTTCTGCATCTCCCCACAATCCTACAGTTTTAATGGCTATAAGTGGATGTATACCGCACTGTAAAAGCTGTAACAATGTCTGAGCCTTAGTGTACATATTATCCTGTGGACTGTGATTTATCTGCACATCAAAATCTCTTAATGTTATACCTAAATCATGGTCTTTAATACGAATAATATTTAAAGCCACTTTAGCAAGCCGTTTTTCTGCCGACTTAACAATCGGGTCTTTTAACTTTGCTCTAGTTTTAGAAAAGTCCCAACCGTTCCTTAGTTGTACTGCTCCCTGTGTATCGCCGCCACTGTTATTGTTATTTTTGTTTGGTATAGCCAAAATAGATAATGTATTGTCCCATAAATCATCTTTAGCAACTTGACATTGTGTCTGATTAAGTTCTTGTGTCATAATGTCAACATCTGATTTATTGTCTTTATTGACCGACTTGACCGCAAGTGCATGGCTTTCTTTCATTTTTGCAAATGTTTCTTCATCAATCTCACAATTTATAAACTTGACCCAATACTGAACAAACTGTTCAACTCCATCCATTCTGTTAGACTGCATATTGTTAATTGCATCTAACATATCAATAACAATTTCAATATCAGACAATCTTTCGTGATTGTTTGGAAACTCAACGATAGGAATACTTCCAAAACCATGTAGTTTCCAGTCAGATACAACACCATCTCTAATGATACATGAACTTGTATCTGTGTAGCACAACTTGTAATAATTGCCCTCAAAGTCCTTTAATTCTTGTACTGCAAGCATGGGTTCTTCTGTACTTAAATTATAAACTACAAAAGTATTTATGGGTGTAGGACACACAATTCTGAATGGTATGTCGCCATCTGAAAACTGTAACGCTTTGAATGATGTTCCTGTTGCCGACTGCCATTCACCCGACTTAATGTCTTTTTCTTGTTTATTTGCATCTGACATATAGTCGTTAAGTTCATCAACAGCATTATTTACGGCATCATCATCTTTTCTGCTTACAAATTGTACCGGCTCGCCATAAGTTTGTCCGACTTTGAATTGCACTATCTCATATGCATGATTTTCTACAATTTTGTTTATAATATCATCATTTGCAACTTTTGTTCTGTATAATACCGGTTGGTCGCCTTTGTAATATCGCCACAAATAATCTATTATTGTTTTGTTATAATAGAAATTTCCGATAACATCACCGACAACCTTTAATATGTTGTCCTGTGTTATTGTCTCAGCAGTAGTATATAATACTTTTCTACCGTAATTCCCTTTTATAATATCTCTCAGAGGTCTTGTATTTCGCATATTCCCTCCTAATATAAAACAGCACCGCTAGATGTTTCTCTTTTTGGTAACGGCTTAACTGTTGTTTCATCCCTTGCAACATCATAAATAACTTGTAAATTACATTTTTTGCATTTTGCAATTTTATTTATCGTTGCTCGCCCATCATATGTAGCGACTTTTCGCCTGCATTGAGGACAATATATCATTTTACTTTTCATTCTGTTTTTCTCCGTAAAAAATGCGTACCACCTGTTAAAAAGTGATACGCACTGAAAGGATTTTACTTTATTGATTATTTTTACAATTATAATAATATCACATTCGCTATGTGACATTCTATGACAACTTTATAAATATTCATTTCCGTATTTTTCTTCAAATTCTTTTAATGCTTTTGAATGTATTCTGTGAACTTGTCGCCAGCACCATCCTGTCTTATTTGCTATTTTTTCAAAAGTCAGTTTTTCAATGTATCTTGCAAATAAAATCTCATAGTAATCATCATTTTCTATATTTTGAATTTGAGATATAATATAGTTCTTCTTGTCAACATAATCATCTATCATATTATCAAGTTTTCGCTCCATATAGTCCAATTTTGCTATGCTTGTCCCGATTGGATCTTGATTAGGCGTTGTCATTACTTTTTCATCGTTTTTAACTGCCGAAATGCTACAAGATAACTCTTTAAACTGTGAAATTTCCAGTAATTTATTATTTATCAGCATATTTAATCTGTTGATTTGATTAAGATAGTCTTTTGTCGTCATATGTCAATACCTCCTACCGCTACTAAAAGGATTTACGGCCGCTTCAACTTTTGCGGCACTCCAATTACCCTCAATGAAATATGCTAATGACGCAAGGCAGTCAGCCGCATCTTCATGTTTGTTTTTTCCTGTTATTGTAAAACTGTATAAGTTTGTCATAAATTTTCTGTATTCTTGACTTCTGCATCCAACATCACGAAAATAAAATTCTCTTATACTTCCTGCTTTGTCCCATATTCTTTGAGTTTTTCTTTTATTCGTTGGTGCATATTCTGACCTCAAATTGATTTTTTTCCCTTTTGCTTGCAACATTACATCAACTTCATCTTTGTAACCCTCGCCGCCTTGATTTGCTTCAAAATATGCCGACCCGACATCATGGTCTATAATCATATTTACAACTTTTGGCTTTGTAAATTTCTTTTCGTTGTTATCGAAAACAACATCATCTATATATATTGAGTTATCATCATACATATAAGCTACCGCAAATGCAAGGAAATCTTCTCCGCCTAAAGCAACATCGCAAGCCGCACATATTCTGTATGGTTCTTCTTTCGGAAGTACACCATTATAAAATCTCATATGCTCAGGATTGAATACTGCTCCATCTCTTTCAATAGGCTCTTGCTGATACTGAGCATACCAAGAAGCCATATCGTCATTTTCTTCAAATTTTGCTCTTAATGTTCGATAATACTGCGTTGTATATCCAACTCCGTAATCATAATCAAAGTTACTTTCGTCATTTTCATCAAGTGCCGGAATTTTTAAAATTTCATATCTAATATCTTTTGCTTCAGGATTATTTTGTAAGAAATCTAATCTGTCACTATAAAGGTCATGTAAACTCCAAATTGTACCGTTATGTATGAGTTTGCATTGTTCTTTTTTTCGTGACATTACATTATTGTCAAATATTATCTGTTTTCGTTTAAGTGTCTCAGGATTAAGTACATCTTGAATACCCTCTAAAATATCATCAAGTACCATCCAGCCGTATGCGTCATACTCCCCATTAAGACCACTTTCCAGCCCTTTTCCTGACAATGTTTTGTATTTTTTCTTTCGTTTTAAATCTACTTTGTTGTTTTTAGCATCAGTACACGCAACTTTAATGTCCGGAAATACATCAGCAAAGCAATAGGTAGGGTCAGTCCATATTTCCATCACACCAGTAAGAAAAGCTCCGCCCAATCCCTCTTTATATGTTATATATAAATTGCTTTTTTCCGTATCTTTTGCACAATGCCACGACATAGCAAGTGTTATAATTTGGGATTTACCTATTCTCGGTGGCATATGTATAAACAGCTCGTCAAGTTTTCCATCTTCTAATTCTTGAATTTTATCTACAACTTGTTTAAGCGTTTTTCTTCTAGGCTCATAGAACCTTTCTTTTCGGGGTCTGTCTTTTTCAATGTATAAAATATAGCTATCAAGTAGCATTGGTGCTTCATAAAGTAAAACCTTGTAATATTTTTCTATAATTTCATATGTTTGCTTGTATGTTTGTGATTGTTCTTCGAGCCATTTAAAATCCGCACCATTTGTAACTATACTTATGTATTCAAAAATTAACTCTTTTGCCTTTGCAGACAATTTCAAGCCATATTCTTTGTCTTTTTCCGTCAGCAAAGTAACTTCTACAGCTTCAACATAAGCATTTATAACACTTTCATCTATTCCATTTTTCTCTATGTAATTTTCATAACTTTGAACTGTTTCTTTAAGATATTTAGATGCCAAAAAAGAAGCACCTCGCTTTCTGTGGCAAAGGTGCTTATAGACCTCTGCCTATAACTGTTTTAGGGTAGTGACTAACTCCATTTGTTAGCCGGTAAAATTTTGTTAGAATGTTGGCATTCCTTCATTGCAAACCGGATGCAATTTGTTTATAAGTGCATTATAATCATCAATTACATACCTTGCCGGAATCGTATATGCTTTAATGCCATATTTATTTGCTGTTTCCATTTCAATGCAACAGCCGTTCCAATCGTAGCTCTCGCATATTCCCATGAATACATCAGCCTGCGCCAGCTTCTTAAGGCTTTCTCCTAAAAACCATACAGCTTCTTTGCTGTCTTTAGGTGGGTTATCCTCAATGTAACTGTCGATAAGTTCTAATTCTTCGCCCTCGTATATTTCAGCAATCTTTTTCATCTTCTGAATACTTGCTTTGATTTCTTCCTCTGTTCTGC